TCTCCTCTAAAGTGAATGACTCTTCTCATGAAGTCTCTATCTGTGAGATCTCCTGTCACAAACTCATTGGCAGCAGTATCAGAAAAGTCTGGGTATTTTAGGTCTACACCTCTCACCCAATAACCCTCATCTCGTAATCTTTTTACCATGTGAGATCCGATGAAACCACCGGCACCCAACACTAATGCTTTTTTCTTCATTTGAATTTTTTTATATAATCCAGTATAACACGATCTATGTAGTCTAGCATGGGCATCGTAATAACTGGTGAACAACCTACAAAAAATACATTATCTAAAACTTCTGAAGCTCTGGGATAGTTTGATGCAGGTTCAATGTGACGATAAGCAGGATGCATAAGAATGTTACCAGCAAAATAATTCCTCGTTTGGATTCCATGATCTTCTAGATACTTTACAAGGTGATGTTTACCGTCCTTATATATTATAGGAACTCCAAACCAAGAAGTCTCAGCATGTTCTTTCTCTTCAACAACTCTGCAACCAGGAATTTGACTGAAGATTTGAGTGAGAGCAGTTTTATTCATACGACGGACACAATGTATCTCTGTCTGCTTCTCCAATTGCACAAGTCCGATAGACCCCTGCAGGTCGGCAGGCTTGAGGTTGTATCCTTGAACGCCAAAGACATACTTATGATCGACATCCTTGTCATACCCTTCCAACCATCTACCAAATCTTTTGTTACAAACACCGTTGGACAATTTATTCTGGGCACCTACACAATAGCATCCACGACCCCACCAAGCAAACGATCTGGCGATCTGGACTATCTCCTCGACATCAGAGGAGATCATACCACCTTCAATAGTGCAGATATGGTGAGCTGGATAGAAAGAACAAGACGCAGCGATGGCTTTTTTAGTAAGCAACTCACCTCTCCACTTGCTACCCAAGGAGTCACAGTTGTCAGCAATGTATTGAAGACGGTTGCGATCAATAATCTTGAAGAACTTATCGAAGTCATAGGGATTACCAAGAACAGGTGAAGAGAAAACTGCAACAGTCTTAGGTGTAAGTTTATTTTCTATTTGTTCTAAATTCCAATTCAAATCCTCCATATCAATATCAACAAAAACAGGTTTCAATCCTGCTTGAATGATTGGATTGATTGTGGTGGGAAATCCACATGCACATACAATAATTTCAGCACCATCATGCCAGTCAAAATATTTTTTCAAGGCAGCGATCATTGCTAAATTAGCGGATGATCCACTGTTGACCATGACAGAGTGTTTGAAACCAAATTTCTTAGAGAAAGCGTGTTCAAACTTGTTTACATTTTCTCCTGCTGGCAACCACTTACCACCCAAAAGAGTTGTGATAGCAGCAGTAACTTCTTTATTATCCCAGTAAGGACCTGAATAATATATTGGATCACCTTCCTTCCAATTTTGGTTAGGAAGATATTGCATTGTCTTATATCCCTCCTGTTGAAGACTGAATATAAAATTATCAACTTGCTCGCTTAAGTTATACATAAATCTTTTACTATGAATTCATTAGTTATGTGTTGTGCAAACCCAAGTCTCTTCAATTTTGTGGTGTCCAACCAAAAATGTTGTGTCTGAACATTTTTATGAAACTCTGGGGGTTCGATGTTGTTGATCTTTCCTCTTGATCTTGTGAAATGTTTTGCGAGTTCAATGATCTCACTCACCTTTGTAGGTTCACCAGATCCTATGTTATAGATTTCATTCAATTCGCCTTTATCCATGACAAGTTTTATCGCTCTACAAACATCCTTTACGTGCATTATGTCACGACAATGTGACCCATTATCATAGACATTGATATCTCTATCTGCCTTCAATTCATTGATCATCCAAGTCAATGCATTTTTTTGCCTTGTCGCATTGTGATCACCCTCACCCATAACATTACATAGTCTTAGAATTCTATATTTCATCCCAGTAGTTTCTGCGAAAGAAATAATAAGATCCTCCGCACACTTTTTGGTAATAGAATAAAATCCTCTTGGGTTGCATACCGATACTTCTGAGGCAGGAAGGGTTCCTCCTTTTCCATATACGAACCAACTGGATACGAAGTTGAAGGTGATGTCTTTTGATCTACAGAAGTCAAGTGTCTCACAAAGGACTCGTAAATTTGTATTGACATCAAGTGTGATTTGATTATGGACATTGTAATTGTGTGTAGTAGAGATCATATAAAGGATGTCATTATGACGTGGGACTCTTTCATCCCTATCCTGCACCTCAACCTCAGTCTCGTACAGATTTTTGAAATGACTACCTATAAAACCACAACCGTAGAGTGAAATCATGTTAGTTGTTCAAGATACCATGTAACAGTAGCACGAAGACCTACATCAAACTCAGTTGATGGTTTCCATCCTATTGCTTTTGTGATCTTAGTATGATCGATTCCGTATCTTTTGTCAATACCTGGTCTTTCATTACTAATACCAATAAGATCATGTGGTTTTTTCAACATATCAAGAATCATTATAGTGACATCTATATTTCTTTTTTCACAACTACCACCAATATTAAAATGATCATTTATAATACCATGCTTTTCTAATTCCCAAATTGCATTACAGTGGTCATAAACATATAACCAATCTCTAATCTGATGACCACCTTGATGCATGTAAGTCGTCTTATTTCTAAACCCATTGTAAACAACTTTTGGTATCAACTTCTCTACATGTTGATGAGGACCATAATTGTTAGAGCAGTTAGTAATAAGATAAGGTATACCATAAGTGTTATGCCACGTCTTGACAAAATAGTCAGACGATGCTTTGCTCGCTGAGTAGGGATTTCTAGGGTCATAAGGTGTGGTCTCCTTGAATAATTCTATGTCATCGTATTCCAAAGAACCATATACTTCGTCTGTGGATATATGATGAAACTTTTCTATGTTATTTCTTAAACTGGCATTCAATAAATTGATTGTGCCAATGACATTTGTTTCTAAAAATGGTCTGTAATTAGTTATAGATTTATCTACATGTGACTCAGCAGCAAAGTGAAATACTTTTCGAGGTTTCCATTTATCAAAAATATGATTGACATGTTTTTCATTCGATATATCACACCACTCAAATATAAACTGCTTATCTAATGGCATATACTGAACCTTTGAAGCATATGAAAGATTATCTACAATAATAACCTGCTCCTCTATCTCTGTATATTTTTTTAGATAATGCAGAAAATTGCTTCCAATAAATCCTGCACCGCCAGTAACTAAGAGCATAATTCTATGAGTTTATCTATGTACGCTTTTGCCTTTTTAAGGTCTTGAACTTTATCGTCCTTGAATCCAGCACGACAAACATACTTCACAACATTACCGGTAAAAAAATCAAGTCCCTGATCTGCTATGAAGTCCCAGACCTGAATGTTACCACGCTGATAATGTGCGGGATCCTCTGGTTTGAATTGGTTCTGATTCATCCAAAATTCCTCCATGCATAATCATCAAGACGATTGAAATCATCCTCCAATCTTACAATATCATCTTCAAAACACTTACCTCTTTGCACTTCTATAATCCTGATACCATTTTCACCACCTTTTATTCTATGCCTTTGTTCTATGGGTATAAAAAATGTGCTCCCAACGTCAGCATCTACTTCTAAATTTCCCTGTGTTATGATACCAGATCCTTGAACCACTATCCAATCCTCAGTTCTATGTCTATGAAACTGTAAGGATATTCTTTTATCAGATTCTACAAAAAGTTCTTTGACACAATAATCATCACCTCTTTGTAATACTTTGAACCATCCCCATGGTCTATGCTCTATATCAATCATAAAATAGTTCCTAACCACATTATTATACTGATTTTCACTCTATGTGTCAAGAAAAAAATCATAAGTGTTATGTGTGATAACATTCACGTTGATTGCAATCCTATACTCCTCTGTCTCAGATGGCAAAGGTGAGTGATAGTAAGTAGCAGGGAATATCAATAAATCACCCTCTACTGGAGTATGTATATACTCTTTTCCATCCCTCATAAAAACAATATCACCTGACATAGCAGGTTTTTTTAAATAAAATACAGTCGATATATCTTTTTTTAT